ACGGCCCAAGAGCTCTAAAAAGCCTGCGTCGGCCTCAAGAATGAACCCATCAGTGGTCGAGACGCAGTGCGCCGTTGGCATGTTTGATAAGCCCCAAGGAACTCCACTAATCGCTCAAACTGGCACGCCAATTTCTAATAGGTCAATAACCAATGTTGCATCCCAACTTCAACAAAATTGCCAACCCTGAGCAGCCAAAAGTTATTTCCTGTTAAGGGCATATGTTGGAAATGGGACTACATAAGCTGGTTCGGATGCTCACCCTTTTACAGCATTAGGTAGCAGGGCCTGCCTTTTCTCCTAGCCAGCAGGCCCTGCTTCACATTTCCAGAATAAATAGGTTAGCCGAAATTAGTCTGGCTTACCCGTGGACAGGGCTCGCCGTCCTTCGGGCATGATTGCCTAAGAGGCGGCGCGATTTACCGTTGTTGAATGGTCAGCCGGACGGTTGATCCGTAATCGGGAGTTTCGACCGGACGAAATTCAACGCGATTGCAATGATGCCAGCGCCCAGCGCCCCCAAACCAGTGCCATAAATTAGCGCCAGCGCCGGGTCTGGCCGCAGCCGCATGACCGACCCCGCCGTGAACAGCAGCGCCAGGATCGTCACCGGCGCGTCAACCGTCCAGCGATGCTGCTGGCGATCGGTCTGAGCGACATAGAAGCGCACCGCGAGGCACGCGCAGATCGCGGCGATCATGCTGCCAGCTTCGAAGGGATAGCCCGCGAAATGCCAGATGGTGGGCGTGCTCGTCGCAACGGTCGCCCCAGAATCCCGTGCAACGACCGCAGCCGCGACGGGGATGAATGCGCCCATGGTTGCCCCCATTTTCCAGATCATCGCGTCGACACCACGCCAATGGCTGCGATCAGGCTGAGCAGCGCGATATAGGCCGGGCGTTTCAGCATCGGCAGGCTAGACCACATATCGATAGGAAATGGCCTGCGCCGCAGTTGCACGACCATGCCGCGCGCCGATAGATAGAGCAGCGCCAAGCCGGTCAGCCCAAAGCACATCGCGATCGGATCGACGAAGCGCTGGAAGGTCAGCCACCAGCCTGTTCCCGCCGGATCGCGAATGTCCCAGTTCCAAAGCACGATTGCATCGGACCCATGCGTCAGCAGCATCGCCATCGCGAAACAGAACCCGGCCCACCGCCAGATTGAGACGGGATGAGAAGGACCGTCGAGCAACCGGTTGCGGTGCCAAGCCCGGATCGCGTCGACAGCGAACATGAGCGCCACGACGGTGGCGAAGGTCATGATCGCCAAGTTGAGTACGACCAGCCACCCGTGGCCATCAAAGGACGGGGGCGCGACGGTGTGAGGCCCATCCGCGACTGCACGGGCCGCGAAGCTTGCATTATCCATTGATGTCACTCCGCTGGGGTCATCGGATCAATCGAAGCCGGGCCGTATGGATGGAGCCCAGCAGCGCGCGGAACGGATTGGTGTAGGGGTGCAGGTCGTCCGCCATCAGCACGCGCGATTGCGTCAGAGGCAGTCCGTTGGTCATCACGATCGAGCCATCAGCATTGCGGATCGTTTGCTGACTGACGCCTGCGAGGTCCCACGTACGAATGATCGGGCTACCCCAAAGCGCGGCGATCTTTTCCTGACCCGCCGCCTGGTTAGGGCCCCGATCCCGTTCATAATGGCCGATGATGACCTGACGCTGGCGCCGGTTCACGGCATGCGCCCGGTCGCGCAAGTAGTTCATCGCGCCAAGGAAGGTCCCACGGTCACGTGTGGGGTCAGCATTCGCGCCCACGCCGGTCAGTGGGTCTGGATAGGTGCCGAGCGAGGAAGGCAGGTAAAGCATATCACCCTGCCCACCTGACGTGCCGCCTGCGTCCGTACCATTCAGGTTGGCGGTCCAGTCGTTATGGCCATGGTCCCAACAGATCAGGTTCACCGCCCCAAAGTGCGGGGCCAGCCGCGCCTCCCAGGTCGAACCCCGGATGATCGCCTTATCGGTGTCGGAAAGCGTGGCGGGCGGATTGTTGGTCAGGCTTCCGCGAATGCTCGACCAGGTATCAATCAGCCACTCACATTCCGCCGCGGTCTTGGACAGACACCGGGCAACCCCCTGCCAGTTTAATCCTGCTAAGCCGTATTGATCGGACGCACTACGCCGCCCCGCGACCCCGAACCACGCGCTACTTGAGCCCAGCGCAACATTCAGCACGTCTGCACCGAGTTCTGCGCCAGCGATAAGCGGATAGCCGGTCTCGGGGATCGACGTGCCCAGCCACAAGATCGTCTTGCCGCGCCAATAGCTCAGCCCGGTGATGGTGTCTTCTGCGGAGGTCACCCGTTCAGCCAGACCTGCCTATAGTTCGACGCGACCAGCCTTTAACGGTGCATAGCTCTTGCCCGACAGGCGCAGACCAGCAACCCCGGCCGGGATAGTGGCGCTCTGCTTGAACGGCTGGTCATTGTCGGTGCATTGGCCAAGCTTGTCGACATAGCCGCCCGAACTGTTGAGGAAGACGACAGCAGCCGTATCACCGCCACTGATCACCAGATCGATGTCGTAAACCTGACCCGGAGTGACGCTGATGAACGCGGTTTTCCAGTCCGAGAAGTTGGGGTTCACGGTCTGGTAGGTGAGGCTGTAGAAACCTTGCGTGATGGTGAGCGCCAAAGCGGTTGGGCCGGTCAGCGCGTTGATTGCGGCGCTGGCATCGGCGCCGACCGTAGCGCTTTCAACCAGCTGCTGAAGCTGGAGTGGATAGCCGTCCGCCGTTTTGCCGGTGATCAGAATCGTACCTACACCACCCGGCACGTCGAATTGCGAGGCGCGGTCGGTCAGCGCATAGTCGACAGGATCATTCGTGCCCTGGAGCTGGTAGCCTGCATACGCGCCGGTTTCGTCGCGGAAGACGCGCGCAGCCACGACGCCACCCTGAACGCGGGAGGTGTGGCGAAACGTAGCAGGTCCCTGCACCTGATAGACGATCGTCTCGTATCCAAGCACACCGGTATTGATCGCGCCGTCCGTGTAGCCCGCATAGCCGGGGATGCGTGTCCCGACACTCTGCCACACCCGCTGAGAGTCAATCAGTGCATCCAGGCGGTCATTCGACGGATGCGAGCGGCGCTGCACCAAGAACGGCGTCTTCTCGTAACCATTGACCTGAATTGCCGCTGCGTTGGACGGCGCGACGACTTCCGGATCGGTATAGGTGTGGGTCGAACCATCGCCGGGGAGTTGCGCGCCAATGTATGTGCCGTTCGCGTCATAAAAGCCGTAGACGCCAAGCCCCGAGCCGTTGATCGTGGTCGTGATCAACAGCGTCTCACCAGTCATGACCGCAAACTTCACACGCCGCCAGGCGTTAAAGTTGGTGTCAGTCGAGGGATTGCCGACGACGTCGTAAAACCCCTTCTCCATGACGTAATTAGCGCGCTCGAACGACGCGAGGTTGTTGTAGGAGTCGGCCGCTGCAGTCGCCTGACCAGCCAGCTCGGTGATCAATGCTCGCTCGGTCGCGGTCAGGCCGGGGCCGCGCAGCCCGGCAACGGTCGCGTTGATGACGGTGGTCATGTGGTGGTCACTCCAGGCAAGAGGATGAAATTGCCGCTCGCCAGGATTTCGGAGACCCCGTCGGCATAGGCGATGCGGATATCGAAGGCGAAGGTCGCGGCGTCGCCCGCCTCGCCACCCTGCGGCAGTGGCAGGAGCTGCGCGAGGGTGACGAAAGGCGACAGGGTCAGCCGGCGAATTTCGTCCACCCCGTCAGGCTTGCCGCTGACCAGCGTATCGACAAACGGGATTTCGGCGATCCGCAGCTTCGGGTCGCCGGGCTGGCCTGGGTAGAGGCGGAGTTCCATGGAGATTTTCGCGCCAGCCAGCGGCAGCGCCGCCCCGGCATAGTCATAGGCAAGGGTGGGCCCCCACGTCGCATTACGCGACGCGGCGATGGTCCGGGCCGCCTGCAACTGAAGGCCGTACAGGTCATGCCGTCCGCCCGCGTCGCAGGTCGCCTTGTCGAGGTGACGGCGCGCGATATCGTTCAGTCGGTCATCGACCTTGCCGTTCCGATAGACCTGAAACGTGATGCCGGCGCCGACGATCGCCTCAGCGATCTTGGCTGATCCCCGCGCTGCGAACGGATTGTTGCGGACGAGGTCGGCCGCAATGCCTCGCAGCAGCGCCTGCACGGCGGGCGTCAGCTCGCTGTTCGCATCCAGCCGATTCCGCCGCCAGCCCGCCGCCCGCTTCCCCTAGGTAGCGCCATCATACGCGGCGCGAGCTCCACGGCCCATTCGAATGCGCTGGTTGGTCGCCGGTGCCGCCGATGCCGCCGATGCGGCGGGTGCCAGTCGGCGCAGCAGCCGGTCGAGGATAGAGCGTCCCGCCATGGTCAAAGACCGCTTCGATAATAGGGCGTGCGCCGCCGGACGATGCCGCCCTGGGCGATCCGCTGCATCTTCAACTGCGCATCCACGACCTTGATAGCGGCAATGACGGCATCGACCGTCTGGAACGTCGTCTCGCGGCCATCGGCGAAGCGGACCTTCTGCGGGCCAGTGGCGACGGTCAGCAGCGTCTGGTGCAGTTGGTCGAGATCGGATTGCTGGTATGCCATCGCTATCTCCCTCGACTGGTGAACGGGTTGGACCGGCGGCCCTGAGCGGGTCGTTTCGCGCGGGGCGGCGGTGCTGGCGTAGACGCCTGGCCGGTGACCGTTTCGGATGCCTGTGCCGGGGCGATGGTCTTTCGGGGTGCCTTTATAGCGCCCATCAGCTTGCCCCACTGGCGCGGCCCCCAGCGATCAACGCCGAGGCTCATCGCGACCGCGCGTGCATAGACGGCATTGTCCAGCGCTTCGTTACGATCCCGAACCTTGTGCCATTCCCGCCGGAAACCGCCGTTGCGCAGGCGGATGATGCGCAATTCCTCGGCCACCAGCTGCTTGATCCACTCATCCGGCGTGCCGTCGGGCAAAAAGACGTACCCCTTTGGATAGTCATCGCCATCAACAGGCTTTTCGAGCGCCAGCTGGCCGTAAAGCTCCATCTTCAGCATGGAAGTGCCGATGTTCCAGAGCCGGACACCCTTCTTGATCTTGCGACCGTTGACCGTGACGTCCTGCCACGTCGGCGAGCCGATGGCCTGTTGCGCGGCGATGCTTTCACGACCCTTCACCGCCATGGCAAAGCCGGGATGACGGCGTGCCCAGCGATAGACCTCCATGGTGTTCTCGCCATCGCCGGAGTCGATCGCGACCCGGGCGAGCCGGAGGCGGCGACCGCCGGCGGTCACCCACGTCCGCGCTACCGCCTCATCCAGTCCGGCCCAGGTCTTGGGATCGGCGATGGGGCCAAACACTTCGATGCGCTCGACAAACTCACGCCCGCCGTCCAGCCGGAAAGCCCAAATATCGAGATCAATACGACCGCCACCGCCGCGCTGTACGTCGGCAGCGCCGATCAGGAGAGCGGCCTTTGCGGAAGGCATGCCGACCATCATCGCCTTCTCCCGGCGATCGTAAAGGCGTTGCCACTCCGGGGCCTCGCCCTTTTCGGCCCATGCCTCGCCGAGCACCT